ACGCAAAACTGAAAAGCAAAACAGAGTCGAAGAACTAAAACGCAAGCAATTTGAGTTTGAAGAATTGCAAAAACTTGGCATGCAAGACCGCAAACTTGTGCAGACCAAGCTCGATGAAGCCTTAGAGTATAAAACCAAATTAGAACTTTTAAAGCAAAAATTAGAGAAAGAATACGATCAACAAAATACACAAATTGCTAATTTAAATAAATCAATAAATAACAAAGATCAAGAGATTGACCGATTAAAAGATAGATTGAGTGCTGATACTCTTGTTTTTAAGGACAATCTTAAGGAGAAAGAGCTAGCGTTAGCAAAACTTGAAGACAAGCTCCACCAAAGCCACGCAGATCTATCAAAGCAACAAATAACATGGGAAGCAGAACGCAAAACTGAAAAGCAGAACAGAGTCGATGAACTAAAAAGCAAGCAGTTAGAACTTGAAAAAATGAAAGAACTTGCGGATCAAGACCGTAAGCTCGTGCAAACTAAGCTTGATGAAGCAATGCTGCAAAAAACTAATTTAGAACTTTTAAAACAAGGTATGGAGTTAGAAAACAGTCAACAACGAACATTAATTGGTAATTTAAATCAATCCATTAGCGAAAAAGATCTTCAGCTTACAAGTCAAAAAATTGAAGTGATTAATCTACATGCCAAAGAAAAGACGCTGCAGGGTAAGGTTAAGGAAATCACTGATCGCCTGCAGTTAAAATCCGAAGAAGTGCTGAGTTTAAACAGTAAAGTTAGCGATCTCAACAAAACCCTTAATGAAAGTAGTCAGAGTTTTAATCAAAAGTTAAAGCCTTTAGAAATTTTAGACGAACTGATGAAATATAGCTTGCACTTACAAAAGCTCCATGATACCAGAATGCCGATGGAGTGGGACGCTAATCAATGTGCCTTAGAAAATAAGGTTAATCCACAAGATAAAGTTTTAAATAGCCTTAAACTTGAGATTTCTGAATTAACTAATCAAAGAGACCAGTTGATTAAATCTTTACCTAAAAATTATCAAGAACTATTTAAGTTTGAAACAAAAGTCAGAATGCATGAGGAGTTATTTTGGCTGGAAAAAGACCTAAAAACCTTTGGCGGCAAAGATGTGGAAATGAAAGCAGCTGTTGATAAACTAACTAAACAGCTCAAAGAATTGGAGTGATTGATTTTATGAAAGAGGTGTCACTGTTACTTCATAAAAACAAAGAGTTGATGTGGAGTCATGCAACGCTTACTGAACTTGAAACTGATGCTGAACAACCGATCTCAGCTATAAAACTGCAAGAAATTCATAAACTACGTGCAGACATCTTAAAAAAATTACCTTTGCGCATCCCTTATCGTGATGCTCTTGGTTATCCCTATAGCAGACTATTAAAGCAAGAGATTCGTATTTATTTGCTGGGGTATTTAAACATCATGCGAGAGCATTTTGATAATATGGTTACTAAAGACATGGCAACCAAAGGTAAACCAAAGGACTGGGTGGTTGATAGATTATCTTACCACATCGGGTATTTAAGTAAGTCTCTGGGTGATTTACAAATGCAAGATCTGCTCGATGATATTGGCCATGCTTATTGGGGTATGGAGGTTAGCGATATTTAGTTTCATTCCTTTGTGCGTTAAAAAACGTTTACAGCTACTGAAAGAGCTTCAAGAACCATCAGCAATAATTGGACTAGATAAGTACATCAAGCTGTTTATCGAGCTGTTGCATGCTCTACTTATTGAATTTAGCCAATCAAATACATCTGTAATTTGCATTAAAAAAAGATTGCAGTTACAGGCAAGACTGGATCAATTAGAAGAAGCAGAAATAACCGCAAGTAATATTTGGCAGCAAGATTCGATCAGTTCTTTTGTAACTTTGTTGCACGACATCATCGCATTTCAAGAATCTGATGGTAAACACCCAATCTTGCAAAGGTTAATTTGATGTTAGCCAGGGACAGATCATCACATTCATTTTTTGATCTTTATGGAACCTCCAAAACTCAGGTGTGGCATGCAGTAGCACGGGAAGCATTTTTGGATAATCCTGAGCAATTAGTCACCAGAATTTATGCAGGTGTTACTGAGAGATCGGAAGATAACCAACTAATTAGTGAAGCAGAATTTAAGGAGCTTTACCCCAAAGCACTATTTGCTTGGGACAAGAATATGACTCATGTTGAGGCTGAAAGGTTGTTTGAGCGTAAACAGCAAGAGCAAGCTAATATTACCCTCATGCAATCGGGTAAAGGAGGAGTAGTTGAAACAGTTGGTGCAATTGGTGCAGCCTTAGGCGCATCACTGCTTAGTCCCATCAATGTAGCGTTAAGTTGTGTTCCCATCGGTGGACAAGCCCGCTGGGCGCAACTGGCTGCTAAAATTGGTAAATTTCCTGGAATGCTCGCCAAAGGTGCAACTTCAGGGGCAGTGTTTCAACTGGGTATGGAACCATTGGTGCAAGCAGCTCGTGTTTTAGAGCAAAGTCCACCTGATGATGCCAGTGAAATCGCTAAACATGTAGGAGTAGCAGCAATGCTTGGCGCAGGATTACAGGCTCTGGGTTATGGTGCACAACATCTCAAAAGAAGATTCTTTCATAATTCAGAACATTCATCGCTACAAGCAGCTAATAGAGTGGATGACGTGCATAAAAATGTATTAGAGTCTGGTCAGCTTAGTCAGATGGAACATACCCATGCGTATCCTCAAGAAGCTAGTCAGCATCCACAAATACATCAAGAAAATAATCAAATACGTCAAAAAGAAGCTGAAGAAAGAGGAGGAATATTTGCGCAAAATCAAGAAGTAGATCAAGGGCTGCCTGGTCAACTCTCCAAACACGATCTTCTTATCGGTCGCCATCAAATTGCGGAGGGTAAACATCTTGATCTGGAAAATCCAGCGCATGCCCCATCGATGATGGAGTCGGAGCGTTTTGCTGAGCCTGAGCATTCTTCCAATCATCATTCCAGTCAATCTTCTAACCATTTATCCGATTCTTTAGAGCAGCAATATCAGGATCTACTTGAGGTTTTAAAAGATATCTATCCAGAAAAAGAACTTCAGCTATCTAAATTAGGAGCGCAAGGACAAGAGGCTTTAGAAGGTGCGCTGCAACGTTTACGTGAAGGACGCATCGAAGAAATTGAGCCACTGCTTAAAATCGCTGAAGAGGCGGCATTATTTGATAACCCCAGAGCATTTACCGATCGGGTGCGTCAATTAGCGCAAATGGTAAACCCTGAAAAAGACCAACTGTCACCATTTAACATCCAAGAAGCTACCGCAAAACTTGCTCAAGAATACAAAAAAGTTTCCCTGGTTGCCAAGCGTAACCAAGTCGTAAACATGAAACGCTTTGCCGATTGTAAAGAACAGATTACCTCTTATGGCAGTCCAGTACTTGGACTCAAGCAACTGTTAAAAACCGTTGATCTGCGCCAAAAGACGGTAGTAAATTCCTTGCGTAACAATCTGCTGTTATCCCTAGAGGAAAATGATCTGGTGCAGGTGTTTAAATCAAAACATTATCAAGCTGACATTGCCAGAGAACTTCACGCCTTAAATGGTGGGGTCAAGCCGCCAGGATATACTGGCAGTCAAAATGCCTTAAGAGTTGCCGAAATTATTCATAAAATTCAAGATTACGCCCTAAAGCGTGCCAATCTTGCAGGCAGTCATATTGAGAATTTGCCTGGCTATATCACTCGTCAAATGCACAATCCGATGACAATTAGAAAACTGGGTTTTGCCCGTTGGCAGCAAACCATTCTGCCGTTGTTAGACCACCAAAAAACTTTTACGGAAGGAAATGTAGATCTACAACAAGTTTTTGAAGCTTTAGCAACGGGCAAACATTTGCATCATTTGGATGAATACCTACATGTGCCACATGTAGCTGAAACCTCATCAATAGCAACTGCCTTATCAGCTAGTCGCAAACTACATTTTAAAGATGCGGATAGTTGGCTCTTCTATAACCAACAATACGGGGTTTATGAGCTTAAAGACAGTATCTTGATGCATCTTGATCGTATTGGTCATAGTATCGGCTTGCTTGAAACTCTAGGCACTCGCCCCCATGACCTTTGGCAGAACCTTAAACAAGATTGTATGGTTACGCTGCGATCAAAGGCCGCTGGGGAATCTGGAAATAGCTACGCCATAGAAGAATTACAAAAAATTAGCTCACTTGGCTTTGACAAAGAACTTGACCTATTGATGGGGCATAACGCCCCTGATAATCCAACGTTGGCATCAGTTTCGCAAAGCTTGCGATCCTTAAAGACCATGGCATCACTAGGCAAGGTGGTGCTGTCATGTTTTCCCGATATGGCAACTTTCGCTGTGGAACAGCAACGCAATGGCATACCGCTCTTAACCAGTTACGGCAACATCATCAAAGCTCTCACCCATCAGTTTAGCTCTAAGGATAAGAAATCCTTTGCTCGTACCTTAGGCATTGCAGTCGATAGTGTACTGGGGCACAGCTATAATCGCTTGAATGCAGAGTATCCAGTAGCTGGACACATTACCAAAGCTACGAATGTGTTTTTTAAACTGAATGGTATGGAGTGGTGGGACAACTCGTTTAAATCAACCATGGGGTTAGTGCTTTCTCAACATATGGCAGAGCATGTGCATTTACCATTTTCAGAAATACCTAAATCTTTGCAACATGCTCTCTCTACCTATGGCATTGAAGAATCACAATGGAAGCTGTTTAAAGCGTGCACAGCGGAAATTGATGGACATCGGTTTGTCTCACCAGAAAAGATTCGTGAATTACCCGATGCAAGAATTGCAGAACTTTTAGATGAACTAAATCACCCCGTCAACGCTGAGACGATCCGTGCAGCACGTGGCAATCTTGAAGAAGCAATGCGGGGTTATTTACTGGATCGGATTGATACTGCTTGTCCTACACCTCATGCTGCAGAACGGGCGATGGTAACGATGGGAACAAAGCCAGGCACTCCACTTGGAGAGTTCGTGCGCTTTTTTATGCAGTTTAAAAGCTTTCCGATTACATTTATTCAACGCCCCTTAAAGTCGATCACTGTGGACGGCCTGCCCAAGGCTGAACGCACCGGAAGGGCTATTGATGTAGCGAGATCCTTGAGCAATCCCAACAGTTTATTGCTGATGAGTCAGTTGTTTGTAGGGACAACGGTGCTGGGGTATTTGTCTTTGTGTGCCAACAAGCTTTTACAAGGCAAAGACATTCCCGACATCGAAGATCCTAAAGTTTGGCAGGCAGCGATGCTTAAAGGCGGTGGGCTTGGTCTGTATGGAGATTTCTTGTTTGGAGAATATTCAAGGTACGGCAGATCATTAACCTCAGAAATGCTAGGGCCAGTGCTTAGTGATGTGAACAGCATCGCCTCACTTTATGGCAAAGCTAAAGAGGGTAATTGGTCGAAGGTCGAGGATGATGCTTTTAACTTGATTAAAAGAAATCTCCCAGGACGGAATCTATTTTACTTAGAGCCAATCATGGCTCTGTTTGCTTAAAGAAAAAACAAAAAGAAAGAAGAAAAGAAAAAAAGAAAGACAAGAAAGGAAAGGATCATGTTTGCACTGTTAGGCAGTCTCGTTGGTTTTATCAGCTCTCTAGCTCCAGATATCTTTGGCATTATCAGGGATAAAAAAGATAAGGCTCACGAATTACAGATTTTAGATCGTCAGATGGAACTTACCAAGCTTGGACACACAACACGCATGGAAGAAATTCAAACTGTTTCTGAAATGAGAGAAGCCGAATACATTTACAAATACGCTGACCGTTCAGGAGTAATGTGGATCGATGGTTTTGCCGGTTCAGTTAGACCATTTTTAACTTATGCATTTTTTGCTCTTTACGCCTGGGTAAAACTCTCAGCATTTTTGGTAATGCGTGATCAGCTTGCAGTTAGCGATGTTGGTGTACCCATCGATGAAGTATTGTTTTCGATTGTTAAGTTATGGTCTGAGCAGGATGAGACGATTTTTGCGGCAATTATTAGTTTTTGGTTTGGCAGTCGTGCTTTTCGTAAAAAATAAGAACAGGAAGTAAGGTAGTTAGGATGTGGCAAGAACAAGCAAAAATCTTGGTCAAAGAGTTTGAGGATTTAAGCCTCACACCGTACCCCTGTCCAAGTGGATTTTCCACCATTGGCTACGGTCATTTAATTACGCACAGAGAAGCAGAAAAATTTAAGAATGGGATTAGTTTAAGCGAGGCTGAATTTATTCTAGATGCCGATATTACCATCTCTAATCAAGCTATAACCAGACTGACATGTGTGCCTTTAAATCATAACCAACGTGCTGCACTTATTGTTTTTGTTTTCAATGTAGGGGCTGGAGCATTTCAAGCGTCAACGTTGCGGCAAAAACTGAACCGTGGTGAGTACAGCGATGCTGCAGATCAATTTCAACGCTGGGTGTATGGTGGTGGTGGCATTCTACCAGGGTTGGTGCGTCGCAGACATGTGGAAAGAGCTTTGTTTTTAAGGAAAGAGGTAGCCAATAATAATCGACCACCAATTTCTAAACCATCAACAGCGATACCATATTGGTTTTGGAAAAAAGCCGCAGCATGAGCAGACTAATAGCATAAAAAACAAACAAGGAGCAAAGAAAAATGACAATTAAAATTGGTGATCTATTTAAACTAGGGTCTCACCGTCTATTATGTGGTGACGCTGAAAAGCCAGAGAGCTTTGACGCTCTTATGGATGGTCAAAAAGCCACCATGGTGTTTACCGACCCGCCTTATAACGTCAATTATAGCCCAAGAACAGGCAAGCTACGCAATCAAAGAGACACAAGCAAGTCTATCATTAACGACGACCTATGTGACCGCTGTTTTGATACCATGATTACTAAGTCCGTAGCTAATCTTATGGAATATGCCAAAGGTGCATTCTATATTTGTATGGGTCACAATGAACTGCCCCGCTTAATGAGAGTCTTTAAGGAAAAAGGCGGCACGATTTCTACTCTGTTGATTGCTGCGAAGAGTCATTTTTCTTTATCGTGGGCGCACTATCACCCCAAGCATGAGCTGATTCTTTACGGTTGGAATGATAAGCCTCATTGGTGTGGTTCTAGGAAAGAACACACCCTGCTTGAGTTTAAGGTAAGCAATCGCAACCTCCACCCGACGATGAAACCAGTCGCCCTAATTGAAAAGACTATTCAGAACTCGTCACAGGAAGGAGATAGCGTCCTGGATTGTTTTGCTGGTTCTGGCTCCACCTTAATTGCAGCCCACAACCAGAACCGTGTATGCTACGCTATGGAAATTGCCCCTGAGTATTGTCATTTGATCCTTGACCGTTTCTATGAACACACTGGCATTAAGCCTGAAAAATTAGAAGATTAGAGGTGGTGATATAGATGTTTCGCCACCTTTGACAGAAAAACTCAGCTGTTCAAGCTTTGTGGGGTTTTTCTGTATCAGCTATTTCATGGTGTTTGAAATCAGAAAACTTAATTCCTATCATCAAAGCTATCAAAATTGAGATAAGAACAATTGACATTGACCAAATTACGTCTCGCAAATTCTTCAGAAGTAATTTAAAAAACTTCATGCACCACCACAAGTGTTGCTTGATGTATTTAATTTATAATACTGTTGGGTTATTTATGCAACGGATGCTATTAGGGAATATGAGCAGTCCGAAACAAATTTTTGTCTTGTAGCTTTTAAGGATTTTGATTAATTGTATCTAAAAAGTTTTTTGCAAATTTTTTAAAGCAAGATTTTTAACCCAATTGCTTATATGGCGGCTGAGTAAGTATCCACACGAAGCCATCAAAGCCAAGCTAAACAAAGGATTTAAGAAATTAATTACCGAAACGTACCATCAAATCTACCATCCATT